CTCGGACGTCTGCCGGGGTTTGCCTGGTACTAGGTTAGCTTCCCAGCCCCGGACACCTCGGGGGAAATCTTCATAGGTAGAGCTTACAGCCGGGAATAAAGGATTCCAACGTGGGAAGATTTTCCCTATCCACTGTATCCGTATCGTTTGTCCATGCTCGGCCGTCCGTTTTCAAGATAAAGAGACCTTCCGGGTCGTCGATTACAGGTATAGCTCTTGCGATCAGTTTCGTCATTTCTCCCTCATGCTTAAGAGAATGATACTTCATGGCCAAGAAAAAGTCCATTTTCACCATCACGGTCTTCTCTCTGTAACTTTCAATGTTTTCTTCCAGAATTGGCCCGTACTGAATGCTTCCCACCGGTGCGTCTTCGAGGAAGGCCACACGGCCGCGCTCCCACGGGCTGATCGTCTTGCGCTTGTCAATGCTACTTTCTATTGGGATGATTACGAGCTGTTCGGAGTAATACACTTGACTGCGTAAATAGTCCTCTATCTCCTCTATCACATTGGACTTGCTCTTCATTATGACTCTATTTTGCATTATCTTGATCGTAGACTTCTGCTTTTTCAAAAGCTCGAAATCGTCTGAACGCATGGCTACATATTTGATTCTTCGTCCCCTCTGGCTGGCCTTCTCTATCGTATCGACAATATCCTGCAAGCCGTTAGCTGTGCTTGCGTTCGACCAGTCGGCCATGCTTACGCGGCGATTGTCATCGGGTATACCGCAGTCCATGGTGAAGATGTCTTTATTGTCCGAGCGTTTTAGTTTGAAACCACCACAAGAGAAGAATCGCATGGCCATCCACTCCATGCAGGTGTCTAAACGGTTGCAGACAAGATCCAGATCTTTGAATGCGAGCTTGAGCGTATCGCGTTTGTCTTCCTCTCCATTGGCGGACTTCTCCAACCGCTTGTACTCGTTGTAGTCCTCTATGCTCATCATCTGTGAGATAACAATCCGGGGAATGTTGCCGGACAGTTCGCGGTCATAGGATCTTTCTGGAACCGGGTCCCCATAACCGATCACGTCTGCTATTACAGGTGGGCCCTGTTCTCCAGGGTGCGACGTCCAACTCAAGTAGCGCGCCAACTTTACTTGTCCGAAAAACTTCGAGTATAATTTCTCTCTCGAATTGGCCTTTATCCACTCCTTCATGTTGGCCTCATCTACCAACTTCAACCAAGTTTTTTCCATTGTTAATCTCCTAATTCGCACCAATATATAACGTCAGCTTTAGTATCCTCAAAATCTACTAAACCACCATAATCTACCAACTTGTCAACATAGTAGTCAGTATAATCACCTTCTTTAACACGTACCATCACTTTCTTTTCTAAATCTGGTAATGTTCCCTCGAAAATTCTAGTGTGTCGAACTCCATAACCTAATTTATATTCGGTTATCTTTTTACTTACATATACTTTATTCCACTTCATTCTCTAACAACTCCTTATTTTCGTATATATTACCAATCACAATACATCCATCTTTTGTTATAACATTTAACCAGATTCTAACATTAGGTTTTTCATATTTAATCTTTGAACAGAGCATTTTATCTATTTTTTTACAAACTTCATCCATGCGGTTATTAATCACATACAATTCAATAAAATAAAAGCCTTTATCGTTTTTGATTATTAAACCTCTAAGTGTACCAACATCTTTATGTTTATATATGTATTCTACGATGTCTCCAGTATGAATATCTGTTCCGTTTTTATCTTTTAAACCTGTATTTTCTATAGGTACTTGCTCGATATTGAATACCTCTCCATCATGGTTAACAAAAATTCTAGGTTGTAACATTTCCTAACAACTCCTTATTCTCGTAAACATTCCCTACAACTTTTAAACTTAGAGACATACAATCCTCTATATCAAGATACATCACATCATTTACAACTACTTGATTATTCTTCACAACCCCTGTCACAGGATCTGGAAATAACGAGTGTATAAACTCCACAATATCGTTTTCGTAAATGTCGTTGTTGTCAACATCTTTAAATCCTGTGTTAGCGTTGAACTCTACTTCATCAAACCCAACGTATTTAAAATATCCGTTGCGGTAACACTTAACTTCGTGTCTTATAAAATATATCTCAACGACTTCATATACTTTGTCAAACTTCTCCACATATACTCTCGGTCTTAACATATTATCTCTCTCCTATATTCACTAACACATACCATGTTCCAAAGTCTTTAACAACTGTATAACCTATTACACGTTCATTATCTTCCAATATCGGTTGGTCGATATCGCTGTTGTTAATTAATTCATTAATATCATTTGCTACCATTTCTTTTGTTGTTTCTATTTTTACTACTCTTTTAATCATTGTTAATCTCCTTTTTTTATATGTATTTATTTTTAATTAATTCTAAAATTTCTGCTGGTGTTTCTTTAACAACTATATATTCTTCATTTATGTAAATCTCTGTATATTCTGGGCGTTCAGCAAAAGGGCTTACTCTATTAATCACACTTACGTTTATTAACATGTTTTCGTTGTTCCCTGCTCCTGTTAAATTAATAAACGGTGTGCCTGCTGTAATGTCTCCAGCTTTATCATCTATTTTATATTTCTGTACAACTCCATAATAAATTTTTTTAAAATTATTCTTCATCCTTCAACACCTTCATTATCTTTCTCAACGTACTACTTCTTGTTACTGTCAATCCCTTACGTGCTTCACGTATTGTTTTAACATGTAACCCTGTTAACGCTGCTAACTCTTTGTTAGTTATTCCTTTCTCTTTCATTAGCTCGTCAATATTAGTTTTCATTTTCTTCTGTTTTCTTTCTTTTACCTATCGCATAAATTAACTCACTTAAATCAACACACGATCTCATTAATTCTTTATCTTTTAATATGTGTCTATATTTTCTATTTAAAATTAATAATGCTCCTCTAGATATTAGCTTTAAATTATCTATCTCAAAATTAGTTTTATTACCATCTAGAAATATTACCACCTTACCTTTCGGAACTTTTCTATTGTGATACTTTTCCCAAACATATCTATGTTTAGATATCCATTTATTTCTTTCTACTTTTATTTCAACTATTCCATCTACACTTGTTCTTTCGGAATACAATTCTCTATAACGTGCTGGTGTATGTCCTTTTTTAAAGCTTGTTCTGTTAGCTCCCATATATCCAGTTACACCTTTATTCCAGGGAATATGTCCTTTTTTAAAACTTCCACTATTTCGCATTTTCAATCATCAATGGTAAGGAAGCTCCTCGACCAAATTCATTTTTATATTTTTCTGCTTCTAATGCTAAATCTGCATTAGTTATAATAGTATTCCCTATAGTTGTAATAGTCTTAGCTCTAGCTATTTCTTCTTGTAAACTTTCTCCTTTTAAGTTTTCATCATTAATTCTTTCTAATGCTTCAAATAAATGATTGTTTAGATCTATTAATTTATTTCTTGCCATTTTACACCTCTTTAAAAGTATTTGTACCGAACATATACATTAATCTATATTCTTGACACATCTGTTCTACTTTATCTATGAACGCTATATAATCAATATCTACATGAAACTCTCTAATCAATCCTAGAGTTACCTTTAAATGATTATCCAACCTACTTAAAACTAAATTATCTAAGTCGTTATTTATCTCATCTATATTGACTATTTCTCTTTCTACTGGTTTACTTGGTGTTAACCATTTCTCCTCTGGATTAGTGCAGAGTTCCTCGTGTATAACTTCTTGTTTAGTACAGTTATATATTTCTTTATGTACTTCTTGATAATCTCCATCTTTAGCAATTATCAACATCAGAACAGATATAGGTGTATCTTCAAAAGCTCCCTCTATTAGATTAAGTTCTACTAGTCTATTACCTATTAAATCCCTCATCTTTTGTTCAGTCTTCCTATAAGCAATACCAGGAAAACATATATGAAAAGCAAACTTATCTGTATAGTTTAATGATTTCAAAATAAATATATCATCAACAACACCGCTCTTTTTCCACTCATACTCTTGTTGTATATCCTTTATATCTTGTTCTGGTAGTTCTTTTAACTTTAACGAAAACGGAGGATTCATAACTACACAATCTGCTTTTACATCTTCTTTAAAGTTAAAGAAGCTCATGTTATATATTTCTCTACTTGGAAATAACTCGCTGTTCTTTTCGAATGTATCACAAGAAGCTTTTTGAATTTCTACACCTATTAAATGTTTAGGTTTAATGTATTGTTCTAATTGTCCGCTACCTATAGCACCATCAAAAACTGTTGGATTATCTCCTACATACTTTTTTTACTTTATTTGCTACATATAACCTTAGTTCTTTACCTGTTATAAATTCTGCATGTTTCTTTGCTATATCTCTATTGTTATGTTCTATCAATCTATATCAACCCCTGTTCTTTCAGACTTGCATAATCTTCTAATATTTCAATTAGTTGTTCAGGTAAGACTTGATATGTTAAGAATATTTCACTTGATTCTATAAAGTGTAATGTATCCTCTGCAGAAAAACTAAACATTCCATAAGGTATAAGTAGTATTATAGGTTCTTCTAATTCTGAACCAGGTTCTCTTTCGAGGAATGCTACAATAAAATCTCTATCTCCTTTACATCTCACGCTGTATTGTCTTCTAGGTGCTTTACTGTTGTTTCTTAAAGAAGAATACTTAACACCTATTGTTAAACCTTTATACTCAAAATCAAATCCTGGATTGTTCATCCTATATAATTTGTTAGCATCTATTGCAGTAGGTACATATTTTGCAAACAATTCTTCTGCTTTAGCTCCTAATATACTTGCTTTTGAGCCATACCGAACTCTATCCCCTAACTTTAATACACCACTACTAATTAATTTAATGTGAGCAACATATGCAGGCAGTCCACTTCTTCGAACAGCTTCCCTAAAATTTCCACATTGTTTATAAATCTCTACTACATCTTTTGTCATAATTCATTACCTTCATTATCTTTACTTATCATCAACGTAAATAATAGCTGTTCCGCCAATAATACTGATTTCTTTTATTTCTTCGTTCTCTTCTAGTGGAGGTAGGTCAATTATTTCTCCTCTTTTATACGCCTCTATGTAGCTTTCTATTTTATCTTCTGTGGTTTCTATCACATCTACTCTTTTAGCATTTTTAAACATTGACTTTTTATACATTGTTTTTCTCCCTGTCTTCTCTTATTCCTTTTAATTTGTTTTCTAACTGTTTCTATTTGTTTTCCCATGCTTTAACATTAGCTTCTGCAAATGCTAGATCTCGACGTGCTACACAAAGAGTTTCCTTTGATTCTTTTAAATTATTATTTACATCAGAAAGTGCTTCTAATATATTATTTTCTGTTTGTTTAAATTT